CGCCGGACCAACTCGCGCTGGAGATCGAGTATCTGTTCCCGACCACCTACAAGGACCGGGCACTCACGATCGCCCAGACCGAGACCGGCATCGCCTACGGCGTGACCAACCACGAGACCATGCTGCGCAACGGGGTGGACGCGCACGAGTGGCTGACGCTGGGTAGCAACCCGCGGGCAGCGCACCTGGCTGCCAACCGCCAGGTGCGACCGATCGACCAGCCGTTCTGGGTCGGCGGTGAGCGATTGGCGCACCCGGGCGACCCGTCTGGTTCAGCAGGCAACGTCATCAACTGCCACTGCGACGAGTTGCCGGTGCTTAACGACGCGCGGTACGTGCCCGCGAAGCCCTGGACGGGGCAGCCCGTGAAGCAGTTGGCGGGCGAGATCATCAAGGCCGTAGTGGCCACGGTGCTGCAGGAGGTGACCAGATGAGCAAACCCTACGAGACCGAACAGCGCGTCCAAGAGCTCTTCCCTGCAGGGGCCGTGGAGGCCCTCGGAGAGGGCGACTATCGGGTGATGTTCCTGGCGCACGGTGTCACGAAGACGGGCAACCCGAAGCGCTACTACCCGGAGCGGGTCTTGGAGCAGGCCGCCCTGGCGGCCACGTTTGACGGCGCGAAGATGTACTTGAACCATGTGCGACCGGGGAAAGACGTGCCTCACCGAGACCTGCGCGACTGGGCCGCCACCATCAAGCCGGGGAGCATCCGGTGCGTGGAGGGCAACCTGGAGGCCGTGTGCCATGCCCACCTGCCCGAGGCGCGGGCGATACTGGACGACCCTGTCGCGAAGCTCAACGTGGGCCTGTCCCACGACAGCAACATCCGAGTCAGCAAAGGCCGCGTCAACGGTGCCGACGTGCACGTGGTCGAGGCCATCGTACACTGCCATTCCGTGGATTTTGTCCCGGACGGCAATGCCCACGGGCGCGTCATTGAGGCGGCCCAGGAACAGGAGATTGACATGGCTGAACTGACGCCCGAGCAGATGGAAGAGATCACCAAGCGCGTTACCGAGGCCGTTGCCGAACCCGTCGCGAATGCCGTGGCCGCGAAGATTGCCGAGACTCAAAAGGCCGCCGACGATGCCGCAAAAGCAGAGGACGAGAAGCGCCAGCAGGAGGCCGCGAATGCCGAGAAGCCCGAAGCCGACCGCAAGCTGATCGAGGAACTCAGAGCCCTGCGCGAGGCCAAGAGCTCCGAGGACCAGCGCGTTGCCGAGGCTACCGCGCGCATCAAGATCCTGGAGGACGAACGGGCAGCGGCCAGCACACTCTCCACCGTGCGCAGCCTCGTGGACGCCCGCGACGACCTGAGTCCGGCCGCAAAGGCCCGCGTGATCGAGAGCTTCTCGGGCCAGATCATCGCCACGGACCAGATCGCAACCCGCGTGCAGGAGACCTGCGACGCCGAGCGAGCCTATGCCCTCACCGTGCTGCAGGAGGCCGGGGTGCGCACCAAGGTCACCGGCTCCGGCGCCACCGACACCGGCCGCACGCAGGAAGCCACGAAGGCCTATGAGGACGGGTTCACCGAGTTCGCCCGCAACATGGGCGTGGATGCGAAGACTCTCAAGGCCATGCAGGAACTGCCGCAGTAGCAAGCGCCGCAAAGGACAATAGCGCAAACACTCAGGCCTCGCCAATCGGCGGGGCTTTGTCAGTTCTGAGGTGAGATGGAATGGCGAACTACGTGGATGTGAACGCAAAGAAAACCTACGCCATAGAGTCCAGCCGGATCGCCATTGAGACCACGGACACGACCCTGGCTGACGTGACCAGCGGCGACCTCGTCGTTGCCGGGGCGCTTGTCGGGGTCGCTGTGGCAGACTACGACGAGGACACGAACCTGCTGGTGATCGACACCAGGGGCCGCTACGAGTTGAGCGTCATCGGCAAGGACGCCGGCGGCTCCTCGTGCGCCATCGCCGTAGGAGACTGGCTCTATTACGACCCGGCAGCCGACCAGATCAACCGCGACTATAGCAACGGCATCTGCATCGGGCGCGCCCTGGAGGCCATCGGCTCCGGCCTGACAGCCATCATCGGCGTGGAGATCATCCCGATCCCCTGGTCCGACTGTCTCGCCATGGTGGCCGCCGCAGTAGCGTAGCCCGACACACAACACGAGAAACGAGGTGGCCTATCATGGGTCTGCCCAGAGTCGATTTGGTTCCGCGGGTTGTAGACGAGAACACGGCCGGCGGCCGGGAGATCAATATCCGTACGCTGGTCAAGCGCCAGCAGGAGGCAATGCGCTCCGGCCGTGTGCAGGAGGTCATGAGCACCAGCGACCTCACATACCTGGCCGACGTGATCGACCGCGGCCTGATGGTCTCGTACCTGGACGATTCGATCCCAATCACATACCCGATGCTCGGCAAGCGTCGGGACACGACCACGCTTGCCCGTGCCGGGTCTGGCCACGGCGTAGACTACCGGCTCAATGCCGCGCGGCTGATCCCGCAGGTGGCAGAGGGCGCAGACTACACCACCATCGACCCGAGCGACGAGAGCTTCGAGGCACACACGTACAAGTACGGCGTCAACTGGCCTGTGACGTGGGAGACGTGGCTGTCTGACAACCGGGACCTGGGGCTTCTGATGGAGTACCCGCAGTCCTGGGGCCTGAGCGCGCGATACACGCAGCAGTATCTGTTCACCAGCGCTTATGCCCACAACACCACGCTCTTCACCGCCGGGAAGGGCAACTACATGAGCGGTGCGGGCAGCAACCTCAACGCGGCGAACCTGGCCACCGGCGTCAACGCCATCCGGAACTTCGACGACCCGGCCGGCAACGTGTCTGTGTATGCCGGACCGCTCTTCCTCGTGGTGCCTCCGACGCTGGAGTGGACCGCGCGGGCACTTGTGGAGAGCACGGTAGTCACCACCGGCAACACCGCCAGCATTCCCGTCAACAACCCTGCGGCACGTTCGGCCACCGTCGTGGTCGACCCGTTCTTGGAGGCCATCGACGAGAGCTATGGCACGACCGGATGGTATCTGTTTGCTGACCCCCGTATCCGCCCTGCCGTGCGCTACGGTTTCCTCCGCGGCTACGAGACGCCGTCCATCTACGTCCGCGAGGCCGACGCGCGGCTGCTGTTCGGCGGCGCCACCGACCCCTTCGACGGCGACTTCCTGACCGATGAGATCGCGTTCAAGCTGCGGTTCACCTTCGGCGTTGATGTGGCCGACTGGCGGGGTGCGTACCACTCCACCGGCGAGGCCGCAGCCGAGTAGCGGGCTCCTGAGCACGGCGGCCCCCTCCCCGCCCAGTGGGGCGCTCCATCTGTTGCCCGTGTGCCAGCGGGGCGCCCCACGCCCCACCCAGTATGAGAGGAGCAGACGCCCATGCCGGTCCTGTTCAGCTACGACCCGACGACGGACGCCGGCATGATTCGCCTGCTGACCGACGACGCCGACGCCGACAACTACGCGTTCACCGATGCGGAGATCGCGGCGGTCTACGCGGCCAACGGCAGCAACGTGCTGCGCACCTCAGCCCGGCTCCTGGAGATCCTCGCGACCAACCACAGCAAGCTCGCCATCAAGGTCGGGCGTGGCGACGTGGACGAGGACCTGACCCAGATCGCTAAGAACTTGCGCGAGCAGGCCGACAGGTACAGAGCCCAGGCCGACGATGAGGACGATGCCGGGGCCTGCCTGGAGGCGTCTGTCTCTCCGAGCTACGAGCGGTTCTCCTACACCACGAACGAGTTGCTGGAGCGCGACGACGAGGTGAGAACGTGAACCGCGCCAGCGTTGGCAGCACGCTCACCAGTCTGTACACCAGGTCTGCCACGTCCCTCCTGCGCGTGGACGTGCAGAGGACAGGCGACGCGGACTTCCCTGCCTGGGACCCTGTGGTCAGCAACATCCCTGCGCTGGTCGTCCAGCTCGACGCCCGGCAGAGACAGAGCCGTTCGGAGGCCTACCAGAACCCGGTGACCCACGAGGCGTTCTGCGACGACCACGCCGACCTGGTGATCGGCTGCCGCGTCATCGTGACCCACAACCGGCTGGAGAACGCTACCTGGTCGTGGGTTCCGTCCACCGAGCAAACCACCTATACCGTGCGCGGCAAGCAGAGGGTGCCGGGCATGCCTGAGCCTCACGGCCAGGTGCGCTTGGACCTGAATCAGGTGACCCCCACCACGTGATGAAGCTCACGTTCATTGGCGAGGCCGTGGAGGACCTGGATGCCGCCCACCTGCGCCTCAAGGACCGCCGGACACTAATGCGCGCCGTGACCCGCTCGGCTGCACTGGTGCAGCGGCAGGCGAAGCTCAACACGACCCAGGTCTTCGCCAACCCGACCGGGAACCTCGCCCGCTCCATCATGGTCCACGCCAACGAGAGCAAACTCTCCGCGGACATCGGCCCGCACGTGATCTATGGGCGCATCCAAGAGCTGGGCGGCACCATCCGGCCTGTCCACGCGAAGATGCTCGCCATCCCTATCGGGACGCTGAAGGGCTACGCCCGGACCCACGAGGGGCTGCACATTCAGCGCGTCAACGGGCAACTCTACCTGTTCGACGAGTCCGGGGTGGCGCAGTACGTGCTCAAGGCCTGGGTGGTCATCAAGCCACACCCGTACCTGGTGCCCGCACTCGCCGCACAGCAGGACAACATCGCCGCGGAGTTCGACCGAGCCCTGCGGCAGGTCTTCGGGGTGATGCAGTAGTGAGCTACGTCAAGCCGGCCGACTTCCGGGCCGCCCTGCTGACGGCCCTGAGGGCGTGGACTGTGGAGCCCCTGAAGAGCGCCGTGTTCCGCATCGGCCCCTGCCGCTCGGTGCGCCTTGACGGCACCGAGGGCGCGCTGGTGATCGTCTCCTTCATGGGCCTGGAGGGCGGGGAGCGCAGTGCTGGCTCGGGCAACAACTGGTTCCACAATCCCGCGTTTGAAGTCCTGCTGGCGGTGCCAGACGACGAAGACGACCCGGAGACCACGGACACGAACCTGCTGGCCCTGCTGGACGAGTTCGGCAGTTGCATCCATGCAAATCGCAGCATTGCCAGTTGCCGGGTGGTGCACTTCGTGGCCGCCCCGGTGCTGATCATGCCCTTGTTTGAGAACACCCAGCAGGTCTTCCGGGCGGTTCCCGTTGACCTGCGATACCAGACTCTGAAAGGGGGGTAACCCCCCATGGCTCTTACTGCCGTAGAGACGACCCTGATGGGCCTGTTCGACCGCTGGTCCTACGAGAAGGCCGCGTGCCGGACCGCCGCCGTGGGCGGCACCGACGTGTGGACCCGCGTGGATGCCAGTGCGGACGAGACCTTCGAGAACCGCGTGAAGGGGTCTGCCTGCACGACCCTGGACACGGCCATCGAGACCATGAAGCTCGGGCAGTTGACGGACCTGAGGACGGTGCTGGGCTACATCCAGACCTACTGCACTCAAGACCTCGGGCTGGCCGGCCTGGACGCGTACCTGACCGCCAAGCGCTGGCGGGTGGACGCCAAGCTCGCGGCTCTGTGGACCGAATCGGGGCGTGCGGCGTTGAGCGTCGCCAACATCGCCGGGGATGCCGACGCCGGGGCGAGTGCCCCGGGCACCCTCCTCGGCTCGCTCATCCGCGGGGGCAGCATCGCCTCCGCTGCCGACATCTCGACCAGCTACTCGGCAAGCCCGATCCTGGGGCGCGTGACCGTCAAGGGCGCGACAGACTGGACGGTGACGGCGACCCTCAAGCTCGACGACGCGACGACCAAGTCCGTTGCCCAGGTAGTCAAGGGCACGGGTGACGGTGGCGCCGTGGGCGACACGTACGTGTTCGGAGCCCAGGCACTGAGCGGCGGCGCGGCCGCCGCGCAG